AACGATAATGGATTTATCGGAAAAAAAATAGGAACTAAAAACGGAGAATACACATTAAATTCTAAATTAGTAATGGTTGAAATGAATGATGACGCTCCGGTTGACGCGTTACCTTGTGGATTTGAAGGTTTTCAATATAGAGAATATGCTGGTGTAAGACCTCCATTTCCAGTTTATAAAACAAAATATGATTTTCCTGGGGAAGTAGTTTACAATCCACCATTTGGTTTGTCGTCAGGAGCTGATGACGCAATTAGAAGTAACGGTGATAAAGTAAGAAGAACTTATTTAGGTATTTCTGATTCAGTTGGAGTTGATACTGATTTTTTACAATACAAAGGTAAACAATTACCTCTTAGTGTTTGTTCGGATAGTACTGGTGACGATTGGGCGTATAAAACAAGAGGTTACCATATGGACGTTAACGCAAGTGCATTAACAATATCTAGTAATTACACTACAAGTGGAACACCTTTGTTTTTTGTTGGAGCTTCACCTTTTACAACAGACCCTGAAAGTGAGTCAAACCAATATTATAGATTATTCTCACGTAAATTCACTTTACTTTGTATAGGTGGTTTTGACGGTTGGGATATTTACAGAGAATATAGAACTAACTCTGATAATTTTGTTTTAGGAAGAAGTGGTTATTTAAAAGGAGCTTGTCCATCAATTAAATATCCTACAGCGACAGGTTGGGGAGCGTTTAAACAAATTACTGTTGGTGACAACACAATTGAATACGGTAATACTGACTATTACGCTTATCTTTTAGGTATAAACACATTTTCTAATCCTGAGGCTGTTAATATTAATTTATTTGTGACCCCTGGTATTGATTATTTAAATAATTCTGATTTAGTTGAAGGAGCAATCCAAATGATTGAATTCGATAGAGCAGATTCATTATATATTTGTACCACACCGGATTATAATCTATTTACACCAACAGTTGGAGAACCAACTGATATTATTTACCCACAAGAATCGGTAGATAATTTAGAAGGTACTGGAATTGACTCTAACTATACCGCTACTTATTACCCTTGGGTTTTAACTAGAGATAGTGTTAATAACACTCAAATTTACCTACCACCTACCGCTGAGGTTACAAGAAACTTAGCATTAACCGATAACATTGCGTTCCCTTGGTTCGCAGCGGCTGGTTATACACGTGGTTTAGTAAACGCTATCAAAGCAAGAAAAAAATTAACACAAGAGGATAGAGATACTTTATATAAAGGTAGAATTAATCCAATTGCAACTTTTTCTGATGTTGGAACTGTTATTTGGGGAAATAAAACTTTACAAATTAGAGAATCAGCACTTGATAGAATAAACGTAAGAAGATTGTTATTACAAGCTCGTAAATTAATATCAGCAGTTTCTGTTAGATTATTATTTGAACAAAATGACGCTAAAGTAAGACAAGATTTCTTAGACGCGGTTAATCCAATTTTAGACGCGATTAGAAGAGATAGAGGTTTATACGATTTTCGTGTAACAGTTTCTTCAGACGCAGCTGATTTAGATAGAAATCAATTGACTGGTAAGATTTATATCAAACCAACTAAGTCACTTGAATTTATTGACATAACCTTTTACATTACTCCAACTGGAGCATCGTTTGAGAATATATAAATTTTAATAAAAACAAGTTGATGTAATGTCAACTTGTTTTTTAATTAGCCATTATGAACTTTAAATTAACAAACAAACAATATCAAAATTTTAAATTTTTAATAGATGAAAATTTTGATAAAGAAGGACTACCAAGTTTAAAATATTACTCATTTGATTGGGATGATAATATTGTAACAATGCCCACCGAAATTATACTAAAAAATTCAAAAGGTGATGAAGTTGGAATGTCAACTGAAGATTTTGCAACATATCGAAGTAAAATAGGTAAAGTTCCATTTATGTATGAGGGACAAGAAATTGTTGAATTTGCTGACAATTCGTTTAGAAATTTTCAAGTTCAGGGGGATTCTAAGTTTTTAAAAGATGTTTTAAAGGCTAAAGAAGGTCCGGCTTGGGAAGATTTTAAAGAAGCTATTAACCACGCTTCAATTTTTTCAATAGTAACCGCAAGAGGACATAACCCAAATACCCTTAAAAAGGGTGTTTATATGTATATAATGTCAAATCATAACGGAATTAATTCTGATGAAGTGGTAAAAAACATTATAAAATTTAAAAAACTTGCTAATGAACCAATTAATAAAAATGAAACTAAAGAACAATTAGTTAATGAATATTTAAATCTTTGTAAATTTTATCCAGTTAGTTTTGGTTCAAATCAAGCGTCTTCCCCAGAACAAGGTAAAATTGAAGCTTTAACTGAATTTTTACAATATGTAAAAAATAATGTTGGTAATTTAAAAGAATTAATTAAAAATGGAGGACTTATAACAAAAGTTAATAATTCTTTTATGGAAAGAGAACCTATGATTGGTTTTTCTGATGATGATTTAAAAAATGTAGAAAAAATAAAAGGACATTTTGATAAAAACCCAAAAAATAATCTTAAAACATATTCTACTTATGGCGGAATTAAAAAACTGCAGTAATTTTATATTGTTATGATAAAAAATAAAAAACAAAAGTAAATAGAAAAATTTTATAACCGTATATTTATAATAAAAGAAATAAAAACAATTAAAACAAAATAACATGGCCGATTTATTAATGAAAATGCCCATACCGTATGAACCAAAAAGAGCTAACAGGTTTATTATGCGTTTCCCTTCAACGTTAGGTATAAACGAATGGTTTGTTGAATCAGCAAAAAGACCTAGCATAAAAATTGCCTCAACCCCAATTCCTTTTTTAAATACCTCAACTTATGTTGCAGGTAGATTTGAATGGTCACCAATTTCGGTTACGTTTAGAGACCCTATAGGTCCTTCAGCGTCTCAAGCGTTAATGGAATGGGTTAGGTTATGTGCCGAATCTGTTACAGGTCGTATGGGATACGCAGCTGGATACAAGAAAAATGTTGACCTTGAAATGTTGGACCCAACAGGTGTTGTAGTTGAAAAATGGATTCTAGAAGGTTGTTTTTTAACTAGTGCTGATTTTGGAGCCCTTGGGTATGATTCTGATAAATTAGCAACAATTACTACTGAAATAAGAATGGACCGTTGTATATTAGTTTACTAATTATTTTACATAACCTTTACCCTCAAATTTAAAATCCATATATTAAACTATATGGATTTTTTTACAATAAAAATTAAATTTTAATACAAAACCAAAAAAATGGAAACAAATATAAACACAGGATACACTTGCACAAATTGTGGAAAAATTTTTGAAACTGAAAAAGAATTTAAAAATAGACATAAAAAAAAAGTAAAAAAAGTTAATAAAAAGATTGATTAATTTATTTAAAGCTTTATTTTTAAAATAAAAAGATGGACCAAGAATTAATTAATGCGGGAACGCAAAATATGAATTTACCCCACGATTTGGTAACATTACCGTCAGGCGGGGTTTATTATAAATCAAAAAAAAAGGTAGTTAAAGTTGGTTATTTAACCGCTTCAGATGAAAATATAATTGCGTCGGCATTATCTAACCCATCGTCTAACATAATATCAACATTAATAAGAAATAAACTTTATGAACCAGAATTAAAAGTTGAAGAACTTTTAGATGGGGATATTGAAGCAATATTGATTTTTTTAAGAAATACCTCATTTGGGCATGAATATTCTTTTTCAATAACCGACACAAAAACAAATAAAAAATTTGAAACTTCAATTTTTTTAGATGAGTTAAACATTAAAAAAACTAAAGTTACTCCAGATGAAAATGGACATTTAACTACCGTTCTTCCAAGAAGTGGGGACACTGTTAAGTTAAAACTAATGTCGTATGGTGAACAAAGAGAATTAGAATTAATAATTAATCAATACCCAGTTGGAAGAACAGTTCCGTCTATTACTTTAAGACTTAATAAAGAAATTGTTAGTATTAATGGTAATGAAGATAAAATTTTTATTACTACATATGTTGAAAAACTTCCAATTATGGATTCTAAATATATAAGAAAATTTTTAAATGACAATAACCCAGGTTTAGACCTTAAACGAACAGTTAAAACCCCGTCAGGAGAAATGGTAGATATTAATATTACCTTCGGGGTTGAATTTTTTCGGCCTTTCTTCTAATCATACCGAGGTTGTATTAAACCAATATTTTTATTTCGCAAAATTACTTCATATTAGTTATTCTGATTTTTTAAATATGCCTACATATGTAAAAACTTTTTTAATGAATAAATTAATAGAGACTCAAAAATAGTTTTTAGATATTTATAATTAAAATGGGAGCATCAAAAGTAAAACCACCACTTATATTTGACTTATCAGCGTTTAAAAATATAACAGACTTAACAGGTATGCTTCAACAATTTGCGGACTCGTTAAGTACCCAAACTCTTAAGTCGACTTTTCAACAAATTTCTGATTATTCTGCAAAAGGGCTTCAGGCCATGGGAGCTGGTTCAGAATTATCCGATAATATTAGAAAAAATATTGCCGGTTCAGTAGAAGGTATTCAAAAACTTGGGTATACCGGTCAAAAATCAATGGAACTCGCTCAAAACATGATGGCAGA